GCCCGCCAGATACTCCGCAACCTCCCGGGCCTTGCCAGCCTCGATCAGGGGATTGCCAGATACGTCCAAGACATATCCTTCGGCTCCGCAGAGGTAGGTCTCACCCTCTATCTTTTTGCCGGCTGTGTCCTCACTGTCCGCCGCAGTAACCCGGATACCGGTTATCACTACGTCCTCAGTGCTGACTGACAAGCTGCTAAAGCTATAGATATGGTGGTAAGGCAGAGCATCCGTAAAGGTGCCGCCGTCTGCAGTATCGCCACTGGAGTAATCCGTAAAGTTGCCGCCGTCCAGATCAGCGCCCGTCTGATAGGATGCCTCTGTGGTCTCATCAAATATACCGCCGTCAATGACGTCATCAAAGGCTGATGTGTTGTACCACTTAAACTCCAGGCGTCCATCCATGTTACACCGGGCATAGCACCCGGCCAGGAGAGCACAGTAGGCAATAATGGCACGATAGGTTATGTTGGTGGTGTCCGTAAATGGATTTTTGGATACCTGATATCTATAATTAGGAAACTCGCCATTGACCAGTAGCACCCCACACTGTGTACAGCAATGCTGCACAATTGTCTGGAGAGTGGCCGGGAATCCAATGCCGCCATCGTAGGCAGCATCAAATTTACTCATGTTATCCAGAGCTTTGAGTGTTATCACACCAGGAGTAGTTGTTGGATCAGAGGCATTAAACACGCCTTTTTTTAGCCACTCTATCCTATCATCCAGTGGCATCCCCACCCATACGGTTATCACAGCATCTGTAAAATCGTAGTCCGAAAACGTCTCTTCTCCATTATAGACCATGATCGTAAGCTGATTAATGATTGCGGTACCTACCTCAAACTTACTTGTGCCACTCACGCCGTCCGCAATTTTGACGCCTCCGGTCATGAGGTTGGTTTTATCAAAGTCCAGCACCGTACCGTTTTTGAGCAGGCATGATGCTCTCGCTACAAACCGGCGTTTTTGCTCCATGCCCTGTTTGTACTCTGTGCTTGTGTTTATCATGTCATCACCTCTCAATCAGATCCACGGATGCACTGCGGTACCAAAAGATACCGTCTCCCAGTCGGCCAATCTGCTCTTTACTCAGTGTCCCTCTGTATGTTGTGATAGTCATGTCAACTCCGTCATCCCTAAAAGTAATTGGGAAAAATCCTATGATAATCCCAGACTTTATCAGCACAATATCACTCTCTGGCATAATGCCCCACTTGATGGATACTGTCTTTTTTGTAGCTATGACCTCACCGGCCATCATACCATCCATGAGACGGCCAGTGTCAGATGACCAAATAAGTTCATCATTGACCGATATAGCAACCGGGGCCGGAAGAATTATGTCCCCGGCCCTTAAAATCTCTTTCATTATGCCCACTCCTTATATCACCTTTACAGGATTATATCTTACGTCAAGTCCGTCTTGTATCGCCTGGACAGCTCTTGCCAACAATTCGCCATCCAAATAAAATCCCATCTGCCCCAATGCCGCAACAATCCGCATTACTGCATTGTTTATGATGGATTCCAATTCCGCTTTGCTTATGCCGCCAGCACCTGCAACCGCTTTAACGGCGGCATTAACCATCTCCTGCATCTTATCCTCTGGTGCCACGATTTCGCCATAGTGTCTGTTATCTCCAATCATAGCCAGACGTGGAGTGTTTGCCTTAACAAAACCGCCCTGGGCTAGACGCGGAATGGTAGCAGGCGTCCAATGCGATAAGTTAAAACCAACGCTAGTTATTCCTGTTATTGCCGTCACCCAATCTGGAGCATCTATGCTCATGCCATTCAGCATGTCAGCAATATCGTTTACACCACTGGCTACGGCCGAAACTAATCCATTTATAAAATCAATTACAGAATTAATAGGGTCTCTCAAAGCACCACTTATAGAATCCCATATGTCAACAAAAAAATCATGGACCTCTTGCCAGTCTTGTTTCCACTTAATCACAAAATCTTTCACGAAATCTATCAGTTTTCCAATAAAATCAATTGCCTCTCCAAATTTATCAAAAATATCCGAAAAGAAATCTATGATTTTTGTTCCGAGTTTTTCAATTATGGGAGCAATGATCGGAAAAATATTCTTAACAACCCAGTTGATAAAAGGCTGAATGATTTCTTCCCAAAGAGTTTTTATCAAATCAGCAACCTTGCCAATAAATTCGATAAATTTATCAATGGTAGGTTTAATATGGTTTTCCCAGGCATCCTTGAATTTCTTTGCCAGCTTATCTAATACTGGTGCAATATACTCATTGTACCCGTCAAGTAATGTGCCTACAATTTCAGATATCCCGTCAGTAAATGACTGGAACATGGGATGTATATGTTCCTCATACACTTGGCTGATTTTTTCAAATATATCCTTTATACCTTGATGCAAAGTTTCCAAAAATTCAGATATCGGGGCCAGAGTATTGTCAATAGCTTCTTTGACCTTATCCTTGTTTTCCACAAAAGGCCGAGTGATAAGCTCGATAATATCTGCACCAAATTGCAGCGCAAGATCAAGTACACCCAGAAATCCATCAGAAAACATGCCGATCAAGCTTGCTGTGCACTGCTTTGCATTCTCACCTGAAAATATAGAAAATACATCGGCAAAAGCTACCGAAAACTTGCCAACAAGCTCAGAGATTCTTGTACTTACATCAAAAATAGATACAAGCCTCTCTTTTATATACTCCTTGCTCCCCTGCAGGTATTTGTCAATCCCACCTACAAGATTATCTGCAATAGTTATGCCGATGCTGGCCATAGATCCAGCAACCTTCCCGGCATTTAGTGCGATTGAATCAAATAGTCTATTCGCGGATGAGGTGACTTTTGGGTCTGTAAAGATATCATTTAATGACTTTCCAATGCTCTTTACATGTTTCTTGATAGATTCGATGCGTTTTTCACTGTCACCGAAACCTATGGTAAAGCCTTTTTTAAAAAGCTTTGCCAGCTCTTTGCACCTGTCAATCAGTCCCTGCATTTTACTGCCGGTTTGCTCAATGACAGTATCGCCTTCAGCCAATGAACCGAAATCCATTGCCCCTACGCCACCAGTACCTCCATCGTTACTCCCATCGCCACCGGAATCTGATGTCTCTGACGGGTCAGAAAGTTTCTGCATCTGATCAAATCCCATCAGTGCCCGCATATCTTTTGCTGCTTTCTTTGCAGCCTTACCAACGCCGGATGTTTTATCTGCTAAATTGTCTGCGGAGCCTGCAGCGTCTTCCAACCCATCTCCAGCCGCTCCAACCTCTGCGTTTAGGGCACCCACACCGCCAGAGCCGGATTCTGATTTTTTCCCGGTGATTAACTCCGTAAACCCTTTAAATGCTGATGCCAAGGATACCAGTTTCCCCAGCAATGTGTTTAGAACCTTCAGCACGGGAGTGAGTACATTGATCAACCCTTGCCCTAATGTAGCCTTTAAGCTGTCAAACTGTAGTTTGAGCACACGGACCTGGTTGGCCCATCCGTCAGAGGTCCGGGTAAAATCTCCTGATGCCGTTGTAAGCTGCTCCTGCACAAACTGGTACCGCAGAGCCACTTTCTCAGCCTCGCTCATGACCTGTGTGGTTTTTCCGAAACCATTTGCCATAGCATAAGCATCCAGAGCGCTCTGAGTCATCACGATACCCAAGTCTTTTAGTGATTCGGTTTCTCCTGTAAAAACGGATTTCAGCTTCGTATACGCCTCATCCTGACTGATATTATAGAAGGATGCAACGTCACCAGCCAATCCCGTTAGGGTTGTACTCATGTCATACGCCTGTTGCTCAGAAAACCCAAAAGCCTTTGCCATTGCTCCAAAGGTACCGGTAAATTGTTTAGCCATCGTCTCTGACAGGCCGAAACTGGACGCTGCAGATTGAGCGAACTCATCAACTTGTTTTGACATAGATGGAAACGTCACGTCAACAACGTTCTGCACCTCCGCCAGATCGGAACCAAGTTCAATGCACTGTTTCCCGAAATCAACTAACTTTTTTACAGCGAAAGCAGACGCAAGGGCTACACCTGCTTTTTTGGCCAGACCTGTGATGCCTGACATCTGCTTTTGGAACTGATCCTTATTTACTACTAAATCTAATCCAATCTGTCCTACGCTCTGTGCCATTTACCCTTGCTCACCTCCCGCTGCGTAAATCAATCCCTGTTTTAAAGACTCTAAAAATCCTGCCATGTCTTCCTGGGACATAGCCTTTGCTGTTTTTGTCCTCCATTCCATTCGGATGCGCTTTTGTTCTGGACCGAAACGTTTCAAGACTTCCGGATCGCACTCTGACCTAATGGCTACTATTCTGCCAAGCGGTGTATCGGGCCCAAGACCAGACATCATGTCTTTAAATTCATCCCATTTCATTTGTTCCAGTTCCCTGGATAAACGTAACCCGTACTGCGCCTGAAAAGATGAAATGATAAGTCCGAAATCATCTATCAGGTCGTAGTACGGGTCATCACTCTCCCGATTCTTCCTCGCCTTGGATTATTTTAATTGCCTCCTTAATGACAATTGTTAAATCTTTAAATTGCAACATCTTTTCAAGTTTATCTCTGTCCTTTTTGCTGAACATCTTTTCATACGCCAAAAGCGTCGCATCTACCTCATCTTTGCTACTGAAAGCACCCATAACTTCCAATATAGTTTTTGCCCCTGCATTGATCTCAAATTTATCATTTTTTATGAGCAATACCGGATTCTCACTAAAACTCAGTTTATCTGTAATATCAACAATCTTTGCCATTATGCTCCACCTCCTGAAGGTAATGTTACTGTTGGTTTGCCATTGCTCATCACATCAAATTCCAAAGGTCCAACCTCAGTAGATTTACCTGCCCCGGCATTTGTGATGTTATAAACCGCTGCCTCCCAGGAGATGATTGTTCCATCTGGGAACGTCCAACCGAAATAACCTTCTGTATCACGGCCATTTTTAAATGTCTTGTTAAATACATAATCATTTCCAGTGTCTCCAATATTCCTCTTACCAGATACTGAAATCGTAATACTTTTTGCCGTTGCCAGCCTTTTTACCCATCCTTCCTGGTCAAATGGATACCACTCTTCCACGCCATTATCAAATTTCACGGAAAATGTTTCCATATCTGCAATGGATGTAGCTCCTTCTTTTGCAGCTCCTACCTGAAACTGGTTTTTATAACAGGGGTAAACACCTGTATTTCCTGCCATATCTCTACCTACCTTTCATAATATAATGTCAGCCAGATCACACGCTCATACACGCCGTTGTTATCCGTACCCACGTCAATGGGCTCCGGCACATCCAACTGCAGGTAATCCATATGCTTTCCGGCAATCTCTAAATCTTCCACATGCAGGAGCTTGTCGTAAAGTTCCTGCGCAGCCGTCTCTGCCTCGTTTGCATACTTTGTCCAATGCACAAGGATGGAGATGGACTTGCTGGCCGTCTTCGTGCAGTCCAGACCACCCAAGGCAATACTTGCCCCTCCAGAGATCTGACGCTGATAGATACCTATAGACCGTTCTTTCTTATTTTCCAGTTTACCGATGTAAAAGTGGTTTCCCACTCCCAGCGTCTTGATCCAGTCCCGGATATCTGCTAATTCCATGCTCACACCCCCGTAATACGTTTATATATCTGTTTATATGCCTTCTGGCAGTCCTGCTCTTTACTTCCTCCGGGCAGCCAGTCCTCATACCATTCACCACGTGCATAAGGATTTTCTTTTGTCTGGAAATTGTATTCCGGGTGATAATACAAGCGCCTGGCATAAGGCTGTGTAGATACAAGGGACACCTTACCGGATATGCTTTCCGAGTAATCAGCAAATGTGCTGTCATTCTGGAGTGTTCCTTTATCAAAAGGCATCACCTGGGCCTGTACCACCTCTGTGTGCAGATATTCCGCCGTCTGTTCCAAGGCTGTGACCTGGGCGTCTGTAAGGGCCTGAATGTGGCCCCAGTCCATCTTTATGATTGAGTTTACATTGATCATATGATATCCAACCTCGTGTAGTTTACGCTGCCATCCGGATTCCTGGCCTTCATACCCTGAAGGATATTTCGGGTCTCGCCAAAAATTATGACCGTACCGCCAGAGATAGCAGCTACACCCGAGGCAATATCTCCCCGGAAGAGGGCAGTCCCGGACAACTGTATATACTTCTGTTCCTTGTCAATGACTGTCTTTGCGCTGTCCTGATAATTACATCTAAAATCACCTTCAGCCGCCACCTCCGGGCCTCCATTTTCGTTTAACCCTTCACTGAATATAGTTACATGGATATCTGTCGTACACGCCCATTCCGGTACTAAGCACGGATACATACCATCACCTCAACAATCTGCAGCACAACCCTGTCTGGCATAACTGCTCATATACAGATCGGAAGAGCGTCGTGTAGGGAAAGAGTGTAGATCT